AGTTCTATCTTCAGGATCCTCTGGTAGTGCAGCATCTGGTCTAGTAAATTCACCTATTAATTCTTCTAACCCTAATGCTTCTAGGTTATTCATTTCTCTTCTAAATCCTTCAGTGCTAACACCCATATTTTCTGCCGTTGATCTATAAAAAGTATTTTCAGCATTTTGAACAGCAGGGCTTTTTTTAGATTTTGTAACTAAATCATATGCTTCTCCAAAAGAATCTAATCCATATTCTTTTTGAATAGCTTTAACAAATTTAATTTGTTCTGGTTCTTTCATATCATCAAATGATTTTTGTAAAGCTAACATTTTTATATCTTTTTCTGTTTTTTGTTTGTTAGCTAATACTTGACCAACACCTTCTAATGGATCTGCTGCAGCTCTACCAATAGCACCAACTAAATCACCACCTGGTTGGGCAGCTAAACCTGCACCAAACTTAGCAAGTTGTAAATATAATTGTCTTTTTGTGTCTTCATCTGAAGTACCCATTACTTGATCAATAATACCTTTGTTGTCAGCATATACGTCTAGTAATTCTTTTTCAGGATCTTGAGGAATTTTTTTCTCAGTTGTTTTTACAGGTATTTTATTAACAGGCTCTTCTGTTTCTTTGTCTTCTTTCATTGAGGGTAATGTAAACCCTTTTTCAGCAGATGTTGGAAAACCAAAAAAATATGCTTTGTCTGGATCATTTCCTGTAAATTCACTAAATCTACCACCAGTTAATAAATCCATTTGTTTAGTTCCAGAAAAACCAGGATTATAACCAAATAATCTTCCTAAAGTATTTAAAGGAACATTAGCAAAATCTAAAGCCGCAGCTATTCCAGCATTAGGGCCGTAAGCTACAGCACCCTCTCCTATCTTAGCAATAGGTGTTTCACTAAATTTATATTCTGGCCCAGTATTTTTTTTAACTTCATCTCCTTCAGCATATCCTGGTCTAACAGACATAATACCATCATCGCTTCGACCACCCATTCTAAACATAGGTCGTTTTAAAATACGATTCATCATGTTACTTCAATGCTCCGAATATTCCTGCGAGTCCTGTACCTAATCCTAATGCAGTTTGTAATGGTGATGCTGCAGGTGTTGATTGAAATTGATATTGAGCTGGATATCCACCCATTAATCCTGTTACACCTTGACCAAAGAATCCTAATCTCTCTAATGGTTCATAGGCCGCGGTTCTTGCAGCTTGTCTTTGTGCATCTAGTTCAGCTTGAGATTGTGCTTGTTGCGCTGCACCTACTTGACCCAGTGTAGATATATCTGCTCTTTGTAATCCTGGCACTTGACTTGCTAATCCAGTTTGAAATTGTCCTCTACCCATTTCAAATTGACCTAATCCTAACTGTTGTCCAGCTAATCCAGATTGCGCTTGTCCTAACCCAAATCTGTTTTGAATATCTTGTTGTCTAGCTTGTTGTGCTTGACCAAAACCTTGTTGTAATAATTGAGCTTGTAGTGCTGCTCTGTCTCTTCCTGATTGAGATGCAAACTCTGCTCTTTGTACACCTTCACGTCCACCACCAAATGCTCCTGATGCAATTGCTTGGTCAGCAATATTTTTTTCTTGTATAGCTCTTTGTCTATCAAACTCTGATAAAGTTGTATCAATTACTTGTGATTGATAAGGTGACATGTATTGTTGCATTTGCGTTGAAGTTGGTGCTCCAGTTAAACCAGCAATACCACTTAACGTAGTTCCAACATCCCCTAATCTTTGTTGTGCAGCCGCTGCTTGTTGCCCTGCTGCAACATCCCTTTGTTGTGCAGCTTGTATAAATGGTTGAAAAGACCCAACACCCGAACCTGCTAATGAAGCCGCTCTTTGTTGCAGTACGTCTTGCCCTGCAACTGTTGGTGCAAACTTAGAAGTATCAACAGGAATAGCCGTGGTCGCAGTTAATTGTTTTGCATAATCTTTTCCAAGATCTTCTATAAACTGTGCGGGTAATGATCTAGTTTCTGTTATTGCCATTATACTTGAGCCTCCAATTGCTTCATCATCTTATACATCTTATCTGCGCCTTTATCAACACTTCCTCCACCTGCTGCTCTAACAGCATCAGCGGTCATTACGAACTCATTTTTAGATAATCTAGCTGGTACATCATCTGCTTTTTCTTTAGCTCCTAATGGTACAAAACCACCACCTCTAAGGTCCATTTCATTACCTCCAAGGTTCATGATTCCTCCATCAGCTTTACCTTCACCAAATAATTCACCCATTAATCCTTTATATTCTGAATCAGACATTTCACCTGATCTTCTAAGTTGAGGTATTAACAATCTATAAAATTCCATTTTTCTATCTTCAGGCATTACTTCATCAATGTCATTCATCATTGCATCTAGCATAGCTCTTTCCTCAGATTCATCTGGCATTACTTCTACTTCTAATCTATCAACCATCATTTTTCTTCCACCTACTTCACCACCTTCTGCATAAGCAGAAGTGTAATCTGCGCCTGGTAAAAATCTAAACTCAGGATCATTTAATCTTGCACGTCTTACTATATCAGGAATGTCCATTCCTTCACCTCTATCAATATCTGAAATATCTATTTCATCTTCATCTTGTTCTTTCGCTGCTAGTAAACCAGCAAGACCTGATGCAGCACCTATACCTGCGATTTTACCAAGACCTGTTAAAGATGTTCCTTTAGCTAAACCAAATTTACCCAATAATTTACCAAGTCCACTAGTTCCAAACATACCTGTTTGAGGACCTTTTGTAATTAAAGCTTTTAAAGGATTAAAACTACCTTTACCAAAAAAAGAACCGAGACCACCTGCACCAGCACCACTCATTAAAAATGGTGCTGCTAATAATGCAGCTTTACCAATAGGACTTTTAACAACTTTCTTTACAGCTTTCTTTGCCTTTTTAAAAATTTTCTTAAAGAAATATGACTTGATCCCTGTTCCATTAACATCTTCACCTGCTCCACCTAATGACTTTAAAAGTGCAGCTTCTTCTGGATTAATATATGCTAAAGACTCTCCTGGAGGAGCCATTTTTTTAGCATCCTCTAAAGTAATAATTCCACCTTTATCGTAGAGTTGTCTATTCATATCTGATCTTGAAATTGCCATAGTTTATCTATCTTATTTTGTTTTTCCAAAAATATCAAGGCTTGGCATAAGAACTTTTATATCTCTTCGAATGTCTTCTTCAGGTATACCTTTAGATTTCCACTCGTTATCGTCCTTATATTCTTCACCTGTTTTAAGGTTAGTTATTTTTTCTATTATTTTCTCTGGTTTTAAAACTTGCATTTTCCTCCTATGTTCTATCAAATTCTAGTATTGATACTGTGCCTTCAAATATATCAGCTGTCGCTGCTTGTAATTGTAACTTGTCACTCTCTTCTAGTATGATTGTACCATCAGATATGGACTTAGAATTACCTGAGTTTACAGTGTGTTCTGCAAATTGATAAGCTCTACCTGCAGATGTATCAAATATAAAAGCTTTAATCTCAATGTTACCTGATCCAACATTCGCTGTATGAATGTTTTGAATGATTGCTCTAGACTCAGATGGAACAGTATAAATATCTGTAGCATCTGTTGTAGTTAAATCAAACTGTGCATTCTTATATCTATTAGCCATTATGCTTCACTTCCACTGCTCATGAACCAAGTAAATCTTTGTTGCTCATCTCTTAAATCTTGTTGGAAAGTTGAGTTTAATTTTTCAATCAATCCGTCTAAATCTCTAACTAAAGAATCAGCATCTTGTTGTCTGTATTCCTTATTGGGTCTTGTAAATACTACTGTTATTTTTGCCATTACAAACCGTAACCAAAACCTTGTCTTCCTCCAGAATCATAAGAATATCCACCAGTTTGTCCGATGCTTCTGTCCCCTTGATCATCTCTAGTTCCTCCTCCTGTTGGTGCAGTAGGTCTTCTACCTCTTCTTTGTGATTCAAGAGCTTGAGCTTGTTTAGCTCTTGCATCTTCTAAAGCTTTTGCTTCTCTAGCTTTCAATGCTTGTAAATCTTTTACTCTTTGTTCAAGAACAGCTGATTTCTTTTTCTTTAAAGTTTTTTGTATTCTTGCTATTCTTTTATCAATAGCTCCACTTAATCCATAAGTAGTTTCTTCACCCATTTTACCACCTGTTAACATATTTAATAAACCACCTGATACAGTATTGTATTGATCCATTCCTGGTATTTTAGACATTAGTCCTCTGGTGTTTGGATCAGAGTAAAAATCATCTATGGTATTTTGTCTATAATCTCTTTCAGGTAATAAATTAGCTAATATACCAATCCCAGGTATACCTGTTAATAAAGATGCTATGCCACCGATAGCAGTTTTTCCTAAATCAAAACCTTTACTAATACCACTTGATATGTTTGATTTTGTTTTATCTAAAAAACCTCTAGTATCTATCCCTTGTAAATTTTCAGGTATTGAAAAATTATTTTTAGCTAAATATTTAGCAGTTGCTTCTGGAGTACCTAAATTAAGTGCTCTATAGTTAAAGTTTCTATCTAAAAAACCTTTTGTTGGATTGTTCTGTCTCATCATAAGCCTTACGGGAGCATCAGTATAATTAATAGCTGGTTCCCCCATTCCTGGCACAAGTTCATCACCACTTGTAAAGTCTATTCTGCTAGGTACATCTACAGGTGGAAACATTTGTAAATTCTGTAATCTATTAGGCATGTAATCAGGATTCATTATTAAATCTTGATATATATTTGAATTAGTTATTGCCATTATCGTCTTCCATCAGGTTGTGTATCTAATCTAAAAGTACCTAATTTCCAGCTTTGATTAACAGCTGTATTAGCTACTTTTAAAGATATAGCTCGTGCTCTTGCACGAGTGTCTACCTTATCAGTAGATGAGGTAATTGTAAAGGGTCCAAGTGGTGAGCTTGCTTGAGAACTATTAGGATAATTTTTAAGTTGTAGTGTTATTTGAGTATTACCTGTTTGAGATAAGAAGTCAGGTATAAATCTTCTAATCTTCATAATGTATTCACCATCTCCCTGAAAGTCAGCAATACCAGTCATTTGGCTGCCAACAACTCTTTGAGTAATATCAAAGTCTCCTGACTCAATATTAGAAGTAATTGCGTTAACACCGTTTGCTAATGCTTCATCAGTTCCTTTTTCATGTTCAAAATATATTGTACTTCCTTCAGTGTTACCAACAACATCAAATGATGCATCATCACTTGCAGTAAAATTAGTTGCATGTGGTAAACCAAATACAGCAGAATCTTGCCATGTTCCACGAGCTAATGTTCCTGTTGTCCAAACAGGTCTATTAGGACGTGAGTCTAGATAATTGTATGTTACACATCTATTAATAACTGTTGACCCTGATGTACAATAGAACCAAGTAATTTCACCAAACAAATTATTTAACCCTGCGTTAATTAATTGATTAGCCGTTGTATTTAGATCATCAAAAACAAAATCTTCTACTAAACAAACCATAGTTTCAAGATTACCAGAATATTTAAAGAAACCATTTTCTGACATCCAGTAAGCAGCACCATCAACTTCTAGTGCAGCGTTCTGTCCAATCAAACCACAGTTTGTTCCTACTTGTTGGAAACCAAATGTAAATGGTTGACCGATAAATCTCATAGTAAATAAAGACGTATCTGTCCAAACATAGATCGCGTCCCTACCTCTAACCGCACCTACAATTTTAGATCCATCAGCAAGTCTTTGCGTACCTGCTGTATTGACCGCTGTTGGTTGATATGTATTTATATCTTCTTGGTTTGAAAATCTAATAAACATTTCATCTTGTGTAGATGGAGTCCCAATAGTTGTTTCTGTTCCGAAAAATACTAAGTGTCTATCAGGAGTAGATACTAACATATCCCGTGATGCTGTTGGTGCACCTGATATAATTGTTGCTCTATTTGTTACAGCATTTGTTGCATTTGAGTCCCATTCAAATACTTGTGCATTATGAATTAATGCAATTACTTTATCACCAAAATTATCAATAGACCATAAACCAGGATCAACAACTAAGTCACCAGATGCTGCTTCACCCCAGGCAATATAATCTGAACTATTTAATACTGTTGCACCATTAGAGTGTGTTGCAGCTGTTGTATTTCTAACACCTCTTGTAACACCTGTTAAAGTATTTGTTGATATACCTGTATAAGATATTTCTTCTGATCCTATTTGAATAAAGTTTGTACCTGAGCTTGGAAACTGAGATGCATCTGTTAACACGATAGTTGTGGTTGAATCGTTAATACCACCATTTAATGTAGTGGTTGCTTCACCTGTTACAGTTCCACCCCAAGAGGCTAATCCCCAACCAAAACCAGGTAATTGTTCCGCAGGTCCTACTGGATAATAATGCTGTACTCTGATACCACCAGATGTTGTAGCACCTGACCCTGTCTCATTAGATGGCATTGTAATAGTTAAGGTTGTTCCTGTTGGCACACTTGTTACCATAAATTTTTTATCATCAAAGTCTGAAGCTGAGTAGTTAGAGTTTGTGATAGCTGTAAAATTATCTAAAAGTATAATATCATTTTCTTGTATTCCGTGGTCCGTGCTAAATGTTAAAGTAACCGTTGCTGAACCATTCGTTGTACTAAAAGCATTTGATAATGTTGTTGTAGTTTTAATTGGATGAATGTCGTAGAATACACCACCTGTGTAAGCATATAAAATCCTGTTTGTACCTATGATTGCAAACTTGTTACCAGATTTGTTAACTAAATGGTGTAAAGCTCTTGCAGCTCCTGTAAGTTTAGACTCACCTAATTGTGACCAGCCACCTATTTTTTCAGGTGTACCATATCTAAAACGTACATTGTCTCCATCAACCCATTGTCCTTCAGCTGTGGTTTCTGTAATTTGTTTATTGAATCCAGGTTGGAATCCTATTTTTTGTAGCATATGGCTCCATTATAATACTATTTTACACCTGACGGTAGACCTAACTTAGCTCTGCCATCAAACTTGTT